GGTAATGGGGCTTAAGGGCTACGTCAATCTGGGCGGTGGACTTTACAGCAAGCAATTATAACACCTAATACAGAAATAAGCTATGACACAGTCAAACATCATCGACCTGCTCATCATCGCTTGCAGTGGGCTATTTGTGTGGGCGCTCGCAGTGACGCTCACGCTGTGGTACGAACGCAGGGGCAACGGCAAGAATAACGAGGTCACACGCGAGCAGATAGATGCACAGCTGAGAGACCTCGTGTGGGCGGACTTCGAGGAAGGTAACTACCGAGCGCAGACGGGGCTACCACTCGATGCCTACATCCAAGAGTACGGGGGTAAGTACCTCGCAAGCGGTAGCCGTACTTCCTTCCCCGAGAATGACATCGCTCGGCTTATGCCTACCATTGACGAAGCTAAGAAAGAGCTTAGGGCGTGGCAGGTGGAGCTTGTGTATAGACTATTCAAGCATAACTAATCAATGTGGATATGATGATCGGAACATCCATCGCCACCCTCTTAGTGGCCTGCGTCGTATCAGTCGTGTTGTGCGCGTTATTCTATTTCCGTTGTGTGGATTTAGAGTGTAAGGTGGACGTAGTCCAAGAGTCCAAGGACGCCCTGCGGGAGAGTATGAGCAATACCAACCGCTACCTCCAACAGACACTCGAGCGGGTGAAGAAGGAGAAGCACGCACAACGCAAGAAGCTCACGGCCGAGATACACGCCCTACGAACCCAGCTCCACCAGCTGAGGAAGGAACGCAACGAACAGAAGTAGCCACGAGTGCGCCCTGCTTGGGTCAAGCCTCCCCTGCTATACACCTCCTTTGGGAGATCAGTGCGGGGCGCACTCTACAAAACGCAAGAGATATGGACGCAATAGCAATAGTAGCAATGCTCGTGATAGCCTTCCTCGTAGGCCATACCATCGGAGCAACAAGCAACAAGACGAAGAGGAAGCCAGCGGACGAAGCTCCCGACATAGAGCAAAACGACCGAAAGTGGGAGGTCAATGAGGAGCGCCTCAATAAGCTCAGAGCCGAGATCACACAAGCACTCAAAGAGAAGGGGGAGTACAGGTTTGACAGCAATACGGACAAGGGATATGAGGGGCTCTATCTCAACGATGGAGAGCTCTACGAGCTCCTGAAGCCTTTTCTCCGAAAGGGCTATTTCGTCGAAAGACACACCGACAGGTTCATACATCTAAATAACTATTTCGAGGTATCAAAGCACAGAGGCAGTTACAGCGGAATATGGGGCATCACCGAGGAGGATCTGGCGCATGTACTATAACACAAAACAACACAACGAACTATGACGCAGAAGACAGCGCCCACGTTGGCGTGGGATGATTACGGTAAGCTCCTAATAGGAACGGCTTACCTCTACGATGGCAGGGTGGTGCAATACACCTGCCGTAATAAGGGCGATGACGATAATCCGAAGTGGGAGCACTTTCGCACAATAAGCTACTCAAGGCTTGGTGCTGAGTTTGGTGTCGAGCTTGAAATGGACGTAAAGTTCAAAGTCAATGGAGGCGAGGATGCACAGACACGAATGCGCTCTATCCACCTATGTATGAAAGATCTTAGAGAATTAGTAAAGACGATATGACACGCGAAGAAGTAAAAGCCCAGCTGGCGAAATGCCCGCTGGAGTGGAAGGAAGAAGAGGGCAGGCCTGTCTACGGCTTACACTCAAGAGTGACGCTGATAGATGGTGAGGATGGAGACGAAGATGCGTACGACGCACTCCGCATCGACTTCCAGATAGACGTAAACAAGGCGAATAGCTCCTGTAGCGTCGACGTTAGCGCACACGGGAGGTGGGAGTTTGGGAGTTACGAAATTGCCAGATCCACAGGCTATATCATCCCACTCGAGGTACTCAAGGGAAAAGCCGAGGAACTCCGACTATCTATGGCCTGCCGAATGCTCGGCATTAAGGACTAACGATTATGACGAAAGAGCAATTAGAACGTGAGCTTCTACCGCTCAAATGGAGAGACACAAACCGAGGTGGCGTGATAGTCACACGCACGGATATAGGTATCGACTTCTACATTCAGCACCTCGATGGCGTAGGCTTCTTAGTCTACGGAATTGGTGAGTATCGGGACTTCGATACTATCCCAATCAAGAAGGACTCTCTCGAGGAAGCGAAGGACTACGTGTGGGAGGTGTACGTAGCAAACGTACTTGAGATGTTCGACACGTCCGAACAACATAGGAAGCAATAGGTTAACGAAAACGCAAATACTGAACAGATGAACGTACTTGATACACAGGTAGGCGGAAGCCACTACAAGGATATGCGCTTCCAGCCAATCGAACTGATCAGCCTATTAGGCTTGGACTTCTTTCAGGGGAACGTAGTCAAATACGTATCTCGCCACCACGAGAAGGGTGGGCGTGAGGACTTAGACAAGGCACGGCACTACTGCCAGCTGGCTATGAGCTACGGCTATGGACGAGGGAGGCTGCCTACCAAGGCGCAGACGGCTCGCATAGCTGTGTTCGTCTCGATGAACAGCCTGCCAGCATACACGGCTAAGCGTTTTTCTCACCTCATCTCCGAAGGCCTCATGTGTCGCAACTGGGATCTGGCTATGGAGATCATCGATGAAATCACCCAGGACTACGACGCGCAGGCCTGCAGTACAGACAACTAACGTAATACACTAACAATATGGAATTATTCATCGCACGAGTTGCATACAGCAACATAGATGACAAGAAAGTCACCGAGAGCTACCTTGTGGATGCTCTCTCATACACAGAGGCGGAGGCTAAGGTGTTAAACTTCTTCTCCGACACGACCTCCGATGCTGTGGAGATCAAGACGCTAAAGCCCCTCGGTGTCACTGACGCTGTGGGGCTTGATGTAGACGGAGAGAGCTACCGCTACTACATTATAGGACTTACCGATGGGAAGGGCAAGACGACCGCTCGCAGAGTGCTTATCAAAGAGCTCTCCGCAATGGATGCCTGCAACACTATCTCCGACAGCTGGGAGAACGTGGCACCTCGGTGCGACTGCTGGATGTGGTAGACGTAATCAGATAGACTATGAGCGCTGTACTAATCATCGCCGTCGCAGGCCTCGTCCTCGGCTTAATTTTTTTTTTGCCGGGGCTCATTCTTCCGCAAGTCTCCCGACAAAGCCACTTCGCTGGGAGGTGGCCTGCGTGTGGCATGGGCAACCATGCTGGAAAAAGCCAGTCACCTATCACCACGGTCTTTAATCAGAAAGGATATGAGTAACACGACATTCAAACACTACGTAGCTCCGTTCAAGGATGTATCGGGGAATATGTGGGCGCTCCTTATCGCCTATCCCGACACGGATGAAACCAAGAGCTACCCAAAGGTAAAGGAGGTGCGCCTTGGCGTGCCTGCGGTGACGCTGACGACGGAGAGCGAGGACGCTCTTGCCCCAGTAGTCAAGGGTAGGCTTGCATTCTCTCTCTTGGAGGAGAGGGCGGACCAGCGGTATCGTCACCTGATGCAGGCCCCCGATGGCTCTGTGTCCGTAGTTCTATTCTACCTCGAGGGCAAGTCGAGTATAACAGATGAAGAGCTGATGAAGATCCCGAGCTTGTACGACCCTATGTCTAACGAATGGACTAAAGGGTACTGGCGTGGAGTTCTTGACCCAGAGAGCTATAAAGAGCCAGCCAACCAAGATACGGGCTACCTTGTCAGCTTTGAGGCTAACGACTTCGGGCGATTATCGAGGGTAAACTTAATGGAGGGCGGTCTTGATATGGACTTCTTGTCTAATCCTCGTATGTCCGTAGGGGACTTCGTGGCGTACCTTGTGGCCCTCGGTCTTGGCGAGTGGGACAAGGTGGTTCACAAGTCGGTTCGACAATACGGCCTTATGTATGTTGCGAGATACAATATCCAGTTTATCGCAAACCACTTCTCTGATATCTTTGGTTCAGACTTATTCGTAGATGTGTCTCCATTTGTAGGTAGTCGAGATAATCCGATTACCGCCCTTGAGGCTCTCGAGCGCATCCTTGGCTCTTTAAGTATGCGAGTTGAGCAGGGTGATGGCATTCTTGCTATCACCGATGTCTCTACGGTGGCAGGGAATGTAGGGCTTGCTGACTTCCCCATTAGCGGGTGGGATGAACTTCTCGACTACTCTCCTCATGATATGGTGGTTAAGGGTAATGATGCGGAGTTCTCGGCTCTTCCTGCGGTTGGCAATATCACTATCGTCACCAAGACGCATCTTAACTCTGTGGCGAGAGCCTTTGATGTCCCTGCATTGATTACCGCTTCCGATTGGAGCTTAGTGCCTCGTGCAGATGTTGTCTCTATGAATCTCCCTGCGTGGAGGTATAGGACGGACCACAACGTGGCGGGCAAGTGGTCGCAGGCCATTGTTCAGACGGAGGAGATTACCACAGGTGAGGATAGAAATCTGTTTGCCCTTGTGTGGAATCCAAAGTCTATACACGGCTTCGCATCAGGCATCGCAAATCAGACCTTCCACGATAAAACCCTCTTCTTGGTTGGCGACACGATCAATAGCATAAGACCTGCGTCCCCACATTACAATCTGTCACTTCGTGCGGTAGATGAGAGTGGGTATGTCTCCCAGTTCCAGACCGTCGCTGGCTTGTTAGACCCAAATCGGTTTATCTACCAGCTCCCGCATTCATTCGCTAATGAGGCGCTGATAAAGGAGACGGAGCTATCAAACTATATCTCTATGCTCAAGTGGTATCGAGACCAGCTGAACACGCCAACGGATATTCCCTCTAATCCTCTAAGAGTAGGAGCTCCGTGGCGTATGGTAGTGCCAAGCGTGCCGAATGACGGGCGGTATGGGCTTCGTCTTGATGTTCCTCTGTTGCTGTCTATGTCTCCAGATATATATCAAGGCATATCGGAGAAGTCGCAGGAGCGAGTCGTGTTTAGTGTGCCGACAGTCGGAAGGGGGTACACTTATTCCGAGGGCAAGGCTGATAGAGAGCGCGCGAAAAACTGCATCCAAGAGTTTAAGAAGTTCACTGACCAGTTCGAGGAAGTTCGCTTGTACTTCCGACTTACCGCCCGAGGCGATAAGGGTGTGAAATACCTCTACGACTTGGATGTGCAGCGCAATGACTCTGTTTACGTACGTCGCATTCGTCAGTTAGGGTGGAGTAACTCCGTTCCTCATCCAAACTACACCCCTCATCTTACCTATGGCGGTGGAGATAATAAGCTGTCGTGGGGTACTTCGTGGAATCATCCGAGATTTAGCGAAGAGGATATTATCGGGGAGGGGCTGTATATTCCGCTACCTCCAGAAGGGTACAATACCCTCGAGCTTGAAGTGTTCTCTAATGTGAGCTTCTATAAGCGAAACGGAGAGACGCTTGAGAAATTCCGAGAGTGGAAGCTGTGGAGTGTACCCAGTGCTATTGTGTGCCAAGCGCCCTCTCTGTGGCTCTCTGATGCCATTGGCAGACGAGGCGAGGAGCTGTCTAAGGATAGACGCGAGCGCTTTGTGTTCACCTCTTCTACTGGAGAGGGCGCAGAGGCGGAGCTTCATCTGTCCGCAGGAGATGGCATCGTGTCTGTGTCTCCGTCTATCATCCACACAAAGGACGGTAAGCCCTTGAGTGAGCGAGGAGCGATAGACAAGACGAGCGGATATACGCAGAACACCCTCGCTGGCTTCCGTGCAGAGTGCTTCGGTGCGATATACGGCTCACTCCCAGAGCGTGGCTACGAACTGACGGGAACGTTCTCATACCACCATAGGACGACGCTAAGACGCTACGCGGGTATGGAGTGGCTCGCAGTTGCCCGAGAGATAGACATTCAGATGGGTACAGAGCGCGGGACATATCACCAAGTGCGCAAGCCCGCAGTGATTAGCAGCGACTCTCTCTCTCCCGAGGTCCTTGACGGAGATAGATTCAGCGGTGAGCGATACGACACCTCCTCTCCTCGCTACTGGGATAATCCTAATCGACCTACGCCTCCACCTCGTAGACGGTAGGTAGCCAATAAGACCGCCCTCCCTTGCGATTAAGGGGGGTGTGGTTTTATTTTATAAGAAGTTCCTCGGAATTCTAAATGAACTTTTCTGTGGTGCACCGCAGGCCTGAGCCACGTACCACCCCCAACACACTAATATACTACGATGAGATATGTCTACTAATATATCAACGCAAGAAGACCGACAAGTGTACCAGCGAATCACAACGTGGATAGGCGCAGATGCAGCGGTAGAGGTGAGACGACTGCGCAAGCACTTCGGCTTCAAGAGCAACCACCAGCTGTTTAAGGCTTCTGTCTTTATGGCTATCCGCCTGCTCCAAGACGCAGAGCAGAGGGAGAAAGACCCTGACGACACAACCATTCAAGACGCATTCAAGGCTCTTGCGGACTGGGAAGCCCCAGAGTTTGGACGCAGACGACGCAGGAAGAAGGACGGCCACAAGGAGACCGCTGTCCTGCTCGCTCTTTTCAATGGCCAAGTATCAAGTATGTCCAAAACGGAAATAGTTGGCGAGCAGGCCACGCCCTCGCACGCTGATGCTCCGAAGTGGTACGAGCGCTTCATCCGTCTGCACTATCAAGCGCTCTATGATAAGTATGCAGACCGAGCCGAGCGCCTCACTGGTGACTCACTCGCTCCTCGTGACCTTCTTCACGAATCGCTCTTGCGCCTGCAGTGTCCTCCGTCGCAAATCACGAGCTACGAATCATACGAGCGTTGGGCGCTTGACAAGTTCAACGAATCACGAGCCGCTCATCACAAGCGCGCGGACTTGACTCATCACGAGCCTCATCACGCGAACCCTCATCACGAGGGCGGTGGCTGTACTCATCATCACGATGATGTCAGCGCCTGCCACCGCTCCGACTTCTCCAGTTTCACCCGCCACCCCCTCCAGGATGAAGAGGCACAGGACTAAGGAGTATACCCAGCTTATGAACTCAAGGCGCTGGCGTCGGTTGCGAGCTGCCTACCTATCTGCCCACCCCGTTTGCGAGGATTGCGAGGGAAAGGGGCTGACGACCATAGCCACAGACGTACACCATATACGCCCTATTGAGGAGTGTGCAGGGCGGCCGCTTGATATGCAGGCGCGTGCTTTTGACCCCTGCAACCTTAGAGCGCTTTGCAGGCCGTGCCACATAGAGGCACATAGGGTACTACACTCTAACTGCTTGAGCTCGTCTAAGGAGCGCGCGCGGGCTGAATTGAGTGCCTTTGCGGCTGCCTACCTATCCGAGTGACCGCCTTTGCGTCGGTGCATAGCCCACCCATTAGGGTGTATCATCCCCTTGCACTTTTGTGAGTGATCCAGCCAAACGATGAGATTAGGCGTACTTATCCACATTAGGGGGTACCCCTCTTCGTGGATCGCTCGCATTTGGGCATAACTATCCCGTTAAGGTGCAATAGCCGTGCGATTTTATCGCTCGTCGATATTTCTGTAAGTATCTCAAAGAGCGCGCGGGGCTTGTCGTCCCCGTCGTGGCCACCCCATCCGCTGGGAGGAGATAGCCTACCACGTTTCTACGTGGCAAAGATTGCACGCCTGAATAGTTGCACGCGCGCGGTCTTGTCGTTTGTTGTGGTCGTTACCTAACACTACGACAACGCCACCCACCAGCATAGGCAGGTAGCAGCCCACTCGTATGAGCAGGCAAAAGCGCCCCGCCAGCTAATAAAGACGGCGGGGCGTTGATGCATTTGCTAATGCCCAAAATTTGTCGTCATTAGCAAAAGCTGTCGATCTGTTATTAGCAGCGTCTGTACAAGGTCTCCTTTTCTTAGACACTCTTGTACCTCTTCCTGCTTCTGCTTTGCTATTTCAAGGCTTCCACAGGTGCGCATAAGAGATCTGGAAAAAGCTGAAGGGGTGAAGCCCTTTGCCTCAAGTCGCTTTCTTGATGCTGTTGAAAGCCTATCGATCATTACGATGACGTGCCAGATTTTGTACGGGCTGATTTTCTTTGCTTCCATTGTCTTTGTATCTTTTGCGGTTAGTAGTTGCTGTAAAGGTGGTTACTTACCCCTTCTTATGGCGTCGTAGCGCTTGTGCTTTTTGCGTGCCTCTTTCTTCAGTCTCTCAAAGTCGATTAATTCGCTGTCGGACATTTGGCGGGTGAACTCTTGTCGCTTTAGTGCGTCTAAGATAGAGTTGTATTTTACGCTTTCTTCTATTTTGTTTCCTTCTTCATCTTCCTCGTCTTTTCTTTCTATGTTCCTATCCGAGAATGTAAAGCAACTTGCTCTTATACTTTCCCGCTCTACATACATTGCAGACGCTGTTATATATCTTCTGTTGTGCATTCCTGCGTATGTTAGGTTTATCATCAGTGTACGATAAGCGTATAGCGCTTCTCCTTCGTCTGCCTTGGTCTTGCAGTCGTTGTAAACCTCGTTATGGATATATTCGCTCATTTCTTCTGCGAGCTGCCTGGCGTCTTCTTCACTTGTGACTAACGTTGTTAGATCTCTTATGTCTATTTCGATAGCTTCTGCCTTTCCCGTATATTCTTCATTAACGTGGGCTATTGTTTTATAGATCTGCGATATAGTCAGCTCTTTTCCTAGTAGCATGATGGTCTTTCTCGTTTCCATTGTCTTTTATCCTTTTTCGTTCGTTTTTACAGATTTCCGAAATACCAAGTACCTCCGATGCTGTAGATGTCTCCTAATCTCTTTTGCTCTATAGCGATTGCTTCGAGGTCTTCACCCTCCCAGATGCCGCACTCCTCAGAAAGGTACTTAATGACGTCGAGGGCTGTATCAAATTCTCCTATTTCTGCATCCATATACTCGTAGCATAGACGTTCAGGGGTGTAGCGATCTATAGAGTTGTCGTCTATGTTGTAGTCTGCATAGGTGATCAGGTCGCCGACGTATCCACGATAGTCGGTTATCAGCTTTTCAGCTGCGTCGTATAGGGCTTGTCTTTGTGGCGTTGTTTCTTCGTATGCCTTATATACGCTTGTGGCGTTGTTCTTGATCGTTTCCATCGTCTGGTATCTTTTTGTGGTTAGTTTAGCTTTCTTGTTCCGAGTGGTGCGGCTGCTACTGATATATCTGTGTAGACTTCTATGCGGTGCCACTCAAAGCCGTAATGATCCACGAGCAGTACCCACATCTTGAGCTTTTCGCTATATGCGAACATGAGACCGAAATGCTCGTTTAAGAACTCGCAAAGGGGCTCGTTGCAGTTGGTTAGGTAGTATTGGTGGACTTCTGGATACTCTTCCACCTCTTCATCGTAGTCGTATCCGATCGTAGTGTGCATTAGCTCATCGTCGATTTTGGTGATCTCGTTGCATAGAATGGTCTTGCATCCGAGCCAGCTGGCGGCTACTGCGTACGTCGTCGCATACGTCTTTTGGTTGGTCTGAATAGTTTTCATACCTTTGCAGTGATATTAAAAAATGGTAGCCCCGTCGTCCGTTGTGAAACGAGCGCGGGGCTTTTTGCGTTCGTTCCCGTTCAAAATGGTAGGGGCGTTTCCCTCTCATTTTGTACTACAAAGATAGGGCAAAAAATCGAAACCGCCAAATCTAAAACGCTATTTTCCAACATTTTAGCCGCATTTTCCCGCCCTCCTCGCATTTTTTTTCGACGACCGAAAAATCACTTTCCGAGGAAGAGGGGGAGGCGATTTTTGTGGAAGGGAAGGCCCCCTGCATACCACCCCTCGCTCCCTTTTCTTTGCGCGAGTTCTCAAAGTCACGTGGGGGTGCTGCCGTGGGCTGAAAAGTTTTGGGGGTAAAGTGGTGTCAAAATGCGCCATTCCGCTGGGTTTATGTAGTGCCCTCTACAAAATGACGCAAGAAGAAACCGCATGCTTCCTAAGAGATGGGCTAAAGGCCCTTGGCGCATACTCCCCAGCGTTTGAGCCGCTAATATCGGCCACAGCGCAGATGGCTGGTGTGTGCAGGGAGTCTTATGCCGTGCTGATGTCTGATGGCATAGTAGTCGAAGAGACCAGCCGTGAGGGCGATTCACGCAAGCGGGCTAATCCTGCATGGTCCATCTTTATTGAAGCATCCAAGGAACTCCGCGCACAGCTTTCCGAGCTTCAGATGACCGTACGAACTGCAAAGTTCACAAGCGGTGACGAGGTGGACAAGCTCAACCACATACTCCAGCAGATATATGACGAAACAACTAAGTCAAAGCGAAGCGACAGCACTGAAAAGCGGGGTCGTAGAGCGGCTGCGAAGCGCTAAGATCCCATACCCACGCTTCAACAAGCTCGACAAGCGCCTATCGGAGTATATACGCGAGTGCATCAAGCATCCAAGCCTGCACAACGTGTACGAGCTTCTGTCTATTGAGCGCTTCCTGCACAAGGTGGGCAAGTACGTACTTCGAGACGAGAAGGTGCGTCACTTCATCACGTTCTACGAAAATATCCGCCTGCCGTCTGCCGAGGGTATGGTGTTCTTTGCGCTTACCCCCGTGCAGGTCTTCCAGTTCACCAATATCTTTTGGTTCTACCACGAGGACGGAGAAAGGAGACTTGTCCGTGATGTCCTGCTTTTCGTGCCGCGTAAGTTCAGCAAGACGACTTCCATTGCTACGCTCTCTGTGTATGACCTCCTCTATGGGGATGCTAATGCAGAGAGCTACGTTGGCAGTAACAGTTATCAGCAGTCGCAGGTGTGCTTCGGTGTGATCTCAAAGATACTGCGTGCGCTTGACCCTCAGCTCAGACGCTTCAAAATCAACCGTGAACAGGTGTTCAACCGAATGCCAGGGAAGATGTCCATTGCGCGTTGTCTGTCGTCCGCTGCAGACCGATTGGATGGTCTGAATGCTTCGCTGGTGATCATCGACGAGTATGCACAGGCGGAGAGTGACGCGCTAAAGAGCGTCCTGACCTCTTCGATGGGTGCAAGGCGAAATCCCCTCACGTTCGTTATTACGACTGCCAGTGACAAGCTCGACACGCCATTTACTGAGATGCTGGATGCCTATAAGTCTATCCTCCGAGGAGAGGTGGAGAATGATAGCATCTTCGCACACATTTTTGAGCCAGATGTAGACGATGAGGAGGGGGATCCTAATACGTGGCATAAGGTCCAGCCACATTTAGGTGTCACAGTTCGCCCAGAGTACTACGAAGCGGAGTATCAGAAAGCACAGCTCACGGCAGGGGATATGAAGGCATTCCGCAACAAGCTCCTCAATATCTTCGCCCGTGACGAGCGTGAGATGTGGATACCTCGTGAGACGATTGAAAAAGCGTTTATGCACGTACCTATGGAGTCTCTGCGTGGTTATCGTGCGATGTGCGCTGTAGACTTGTCTGTCCGCGATGACTTTAGTGCGCTTACGTTCCTTGTCTACACACCCAGTCGTGTCCCCGAGGGGCGCACCAAGGTCTGCCCGTTCCACGCTATCACACATTACTTCTTCCCCGAGGGGATGCTCGCCACGCACGTAAACCGAGAGCTTTACAAGCGGTGGTCTGATGACGGCTATCTGACGCTCTGTAAGGGCGACAGCATCGACTACCCCCTCATTGTGGACACTATTCTCCGACAGCCCCTCTCTACGCTCAAAATAGGCTACGACCCATATAAGGCTCTCGAGTTCACCAACCTCTTGCGGTCTACCCCGCAGGTGGGTAAGGCGAATTTGGAGGCTATACCGCAGACGAACGGGTCGTTTAATACGGCCGTGATGTCGTTTGAACTGGCTCTATCGCAGGATAGCATCACGTTTGACCCTAATCCTATCACGGCATACTGCTTTGGCAACGCTGTGATAGACGAGGACCGACTCGAAAATCGCAAGCCTGTCAAGGCTGTGGCTTCGGACAAGATTGACGGAGCTATCACGTGCCTAATGGGCTTCTGGCTGTTTAACCACTTCAAAACTATCGTATAAAATGACCATTTCTCAATTCTTCACTCGCTTCTTCAAGCGGTCTTACTATGCTGATGGCGATAAGTGTGCATCGGGAGGTAGCGTACAGGAGTTCGTAAATCAATTCAACGCCCCTTCTGTGTCTACGCCTGATAGTGCTATGGCTATTGCCAGCGTGTACCGATGTGTGGATATTCTCTCTGGGACTATTGCATCGCTCGAGCTACAGCACCTAAAGCGCTCTGGGAGCATCTTCAAGTATGCAGGGGACACTCAGCTCAACACGCTCTTCGCAGGGAGAGCGAATAGTAGGCAGAACTTCTTCGTCCTGCTAAAGAATATAGTTGCTCGGCTTCTACTCTCTGGGAACGCCTATATATACCCTCGATTCTCCTCTCGCGGTGAGCTGCTGGATATAATTCTTCTCGGAGACGGCTCGGTATCCTACGACAAGCATAGCAATAACTACAGCGTCTCGGACTATGTGTGGAATATCAACGGTGTGTTCTCTGCTGACGAGATTATCCACCTAAAGAACAACAGCCTCGATGGCGGTTACACTGGAGTGTCAACTATCACGTATGCTTCTCTGTCTCTTTCGCTTAGTGCGAATGCAGATAAGCAGACGAATAACGGACTGCTCTCGGGTAACCAAAAGAGCGGTTTCCTCGTGGGCGGCAATGAATTGCAGGGGCTTGGCGCACTCGATGCTGATGTGGCAGACCGAGTGGCAGACCGAGTGAACAGCGAGATTGCGCAGGGGCGTAGAATCATCCGCTTGTCGGGGTCTATGCAGTTCATAGAGTCCTCGATGAGCAACTCCGATGCGGAGCTACTCGAGGTGCGCAAGTACTCCGTTCTGGATATATGTCGCTTCTTCGGTGTGCATCCCTATATGGTGTTCGCTGATCAAAGCACGAACTACAAGGAGGCGGAGAACTCGCAGATTAACTTCCTCAACCAAACGCTCCAGCCACTCATCCTGCAGATTGAACAAGAGTTCTCTGTGAAGCTCCTCCCAAGAGGGAGACGAGCATCCGAGCGCATACGTTTTGACCTATCCCGACTATTCGCCACCGACCTACGCACCCGTGCAGAGTACGTAAAGAGCAGCGTGGAGGCGGGTGTGATGACTCCCAATGAGGGGCGAATCTTCGAGAACAGAGAGCCTATTGATGGTGGCGACCAGCTGTTTATCACGTGCAACGTAGCCCCGATTACCTCTCGTCCGAGCATTGATGAGCTGCACCCAGATGGAGAACCCACCAAAAGCGCAGGGGAATAGCGAAAAGTGGTGTCAAAATACGCTTTATAACTACGTTATATAAAGCCTATACGGATATGACTGAAAATAAAATACACGAGATCAGAAGTAGCCTAAGCCCACTTGCTGTACCGTCACTTCAAAGTGATGAAGGTAGAGCTATCAAGGGGCTTGCCATCGTGTACGAGGAAGAGAGTGAGGTCTTATACGACTGGTGGGATGACAGAGCTTTCCGTGAGATCATCCATAAGGGTGCTGTGACGGAAGAGCTGCTGAGTTCCTCAGATGTTCTTGCCCTTTATGAGCATAACAGGTCAAACCTGCTCGCACGAAGCACCAAGGGAGTCGGAAGTCTGCAACTCGCCATCACAGATCGTGGTCTGGAGTATCGATTTGAAGCTCCAAATACGCAGTTAGGTAACGACACGCTGGAGCTTCTCCGCAGAGGCGATCTGAGAGGTTCATCCTTCCTCTTCGGTGTAGTAAAGGGTGATACCCGATGGGAGGAACTCAGCGACGGTACGTGGCTTCGCCATATCGATCATATCTCCTACCTGGGGGATGTGTCTGTGGTGAGCACGCCTGCATACCCCGCAACAACAGCATCAGCGGAGCGCTCCATGAGGGCTCTCAACGAGGAGCGAGGACTACCCGAGCCCACCGAAGAGCCAGCTACCGCACCAGTACAAGAAGAAACGACCCCCGAGGAAGCTCCCGAGCCAGTTGCGCGTACGCCATTGGCTGAGCGCGCTCTTCGCTGGGCTGATATAACTAAGTCCAACCTTTAACCCTTTAACCAATTAACTATGACAAAGGAACAAGAACAGCTGCACGAATTGCACGTGCGATTCA